GTCTGGGATTTACAAATCCTGCCTCAGTAGCTTGGGAAATCCTCCCATATTCCTTCGTTATAGACTGGATCCTTCCCATAGGACCCTGGCTAGAACAGATGGAGTATGCAAGAGGGTTAACCTTCCACCGTGGCACGAAGAGTAAGCTCCAGAAAATGCTTGGACAGAGTCGTGGAATTTTCCGTATCACAAACCCGCAGCCCGGTATATCTGGGTCTGCGAGTAAGATTGCGGGAACTTTCAATTTCTACACAAAAAGTAGAACGCCTCTCGGGGGATTTCCATATATGGATTTTCCCAGTCTCCAGCCCAAGCTAGGTGTTGAGCGAGCCCTTAGTGCTATCTCGCTTCTTACCCAGATCTTCACAACCGGAAAGACTACCCGTAAATAACGGGGTTCTGCCAAAGAAGATCTACATTCCACTCCAAAGGAGTATTTCCTATGGCTTCTCAAGCCAACCTGTCCATCAACGATGGACAAGCAACGCCTGTTGCCCACACGTTCTACACGAACGGTGCGGGATGGTCCGAAAGCCTGGCTGGCATTCTTGCCAGCTGGGTGGACCGTTCTCCCGCTGCAGCGGTCGGTTACTGGAAGGTCTCATTGTCCTTCAAAGAACCGAACAAGCAGCGAAAGAATTACAGCGTTGTCGCCAAGTCGGAAGTGCCTGTTCTCGAAGTCGTGAACAGCTCGACCTATTCTGGCATCACTCCCGCACCGACGATCAGCTACAATCCGATTACCAAGACCGAGTTTTCCATTCCGGAACGCTCGACTCTTGCTGCTCGGAAAGATCAGCTGGCCATCCATCGCAATTTCCTTGCAAACGCCGTGGTTACCTCGGCGGTTCAGGATCTTGAGCCCACAACTTAAATCGGAGTTCTTATGAAAATCACATACCCAGTAGTGATCTTCTGCATCATCATTAAAGGTGATGCAACTAAGAAAGGAGCGTCGCTCCTTAGCCATGATGCGGAAACTTATGTAGGGTCTTACGCGATAGACGACGATCGCAGTGGTTCAATCAGGCAGTTCCTTTTGGAACGTCGCTTGGTTGATTCTGCTTTCGCTGATCTTGAACGTAATCCCGATCATGAGGAACTGCAAGCAGAGCTCTCTCGATTTGAGTGGATCCTTCACGGATACACTCGGGGCCTCCAACGAGTAGCAGATGAGTTGTTGATTTCGGTCTCTCGTAGATCGGTCGACTTCACATCTCGCTATTTCGTTGGTCGGATGTCATTTGTTCATGACGATTTTCAATACCTGGAGGTGCTTCATTCATGGGGGATCGAACCAAAATCGGGGCGCTAGCAATAGCGTCCATGATCATTGTTTCGGTTGACCCCGGAATGATGCCGTCTCTTTGGAAATTGTTATCGTCAGTCAAATGGGAGCAATCAGATGCGCACCAAGTACGCACAGGGGAAAGTTTTAAATCTTCCCCGTCTGAAGCGGGACGAAGTTGCTCGAGCAGTTGCACAATTAGCGCAACTCCTTGAAATCCCCTCTGGGGTTTTCACTGGCCCTCTTGCGAAGAGGGTGCTCGACTTCGCTGATGTCAAGACTTACCGGATGGAACGCCTTAAGCAGGACTTCTTTAAGAAGTATCCTGGTTTTTCCTGGGGAAACCCAAGAGAAACAGCAATTAAGGAGTTCCACCGGTGTGAGTCTCAGAACGAGGCGACCAATGCGAGGCTCCGACGCTATTCAGAAAAGGGTATTGATCCCCTTGGCATCGGGCGTTACATCCGTAACGCACAATGTCTAATATCTGAGTGGCTAGGTGCCTTTAATTGGCAGGACCTTATCTCCGAAGGGAGGTTTGGCCCTGGGGTCACGTCGTCGGTTAAAGGCCTTCGACTTCACGCGAGTCAGAAATTTCAAGCTAAGCCTGAAGTTACTCCCGCATTTGCACGTACGGGGCGGTGGCTAATAAGCCATTTGCCCTCCTGGAGCAACACCTTAACAGGTGTTGAGTTTCCAACATGGGTTACCCCTCTGTTGGATATCACCCCAGGTAATCGTGTAACGTTCGTTCCGAAAGACTCGACGACAGATCGCAGTATCGCCGTAGAACCGACAGTGAATATTTATTTTCAATTGGCAATGGGCTCCGTACTTCGCGAGAAGCTTCGGACCCAGTGTGCAATTGATTTGAATAGCCAGGAGCTAAATCAGCGACTGGCACGCTTAGGTTCTATTGACGATACTCTGTCGACAATCGATTTGAAGAGTGCTAGTAACACACTATCTTACCGGTGTGTTATGATGCTTCTTCCTCCCGATTGGTTCGAGGCGCTCGATCGTTTACGTTCCCAGTTCGGAACATTGGATGGAAAGAAATTTCCATATCAAATGTTTTCGAGCATGGGTAACGGTTTTACGTTCGAGCTCGAGACTATGATCTTCTATAGTCTTTGTCTTTCGGTGGCTCAGCTAGACGGTTATAATCCGTTTTGGGTTAGCGCTTATGGCGATGATCTCATAGTACCTTCTGGTATTTATGAAAAAGTCGTCGATGTGCTTTCCTTTTGTGGTTTTACCGTCAACCTCGAAAAATCTTATCACACAGGACCCTTCCGAGAGTCTTGTGGGAAAGATTACCTTCGTGGGAGCCTTGTTCGACCCGTATATCTCAGAGAGATTCCGGACAATCCCATGGCGTGGATCAAAATCGCTAACAATCTCAAACGGCTCGCGTCGGTCTGGGGCGAGGGGAAATCCCTCGACCTCCGGCTTAAACCTGCTTATGATTTTGCAGTGAATATGGTACCACGCTTTTACCGTAGGTTCTCTGTATCAGATGGGTACGGCGATGTCGCATTAATACGCGACCTCGACGATTCTCATCTAGTTACTAGAGCTCCGAACGGCTGGGAAGGTTATGTCACCCCGGTGATAATGACCCGTCCAAAGAAGTTTTTCTTCAATGGACGTAGTCTCATCACAGCTGGGGTTAGCACCCCTGGCAGAAGTGGCAACAGTTTGCCATTTCGTGATGCGGTCGAACATACGATAAACCCCCTAGTTGTCGCCATTTGGCGCAACATGGGAGTTTG